TTTTCGTCAATTCGTTCAGCTGCTTTTGCAGATCCATGCGCTCGCTGGCAATCTCGCTGGCGGTCTTGACCACAGCGGCATAATTGCCGGTCGCTGCGGCCAGCTGGCTACTGTAGTCGGCGGCCGCTTTGAAGGCCGGCGCCAGAGCCAGCAGCTTGATGTACATCTCTTGGCCGCCCGTGCTGGCCAAGTCCAGGCCCAGCACCACGTCCTTGTACTGCTCCACCGATTTGACTCCAGACATGCCCAGCTTGCCCAGCGTATCGGCCACGGTCGACAGCACGGGCGCCATCTGCTCGGCTTCCGTCAGGAAGTTTTCGGCAAAGAAGCTGGTCCCGCTGGTGAGCGAGTCCAGGCTGCCGGCCAGCTTGATCAGATTCTCGCGTGCGCCAATGGTGGCCACGCCAACCGCGCCGAAGGCATCCTGCGACGTGCGGCCGATCAACTGCAGGGCCGCGTCGACGCCGGCGTAATTTCCCGCAACGCGCTGCAGGGTGGCGCTCAGCTCCTCGTTGCCCTGCTTGAACTGGCCGACATTCGGTAGCAGCTCGACTGCGATGGCGTTGCCCACCCCCTCGAAAAACTTGGTAACGGCGCCCAGCCTGTCCGCTTCGGTGGTGAGGCCGGTCAGATTGATGTTCAGCGCCTGGGCGCGCGTGGCAAGGCTTGACGTGTCTACGCCGAGCGTATTGGCCAGCGTGGCCGATACATTGCGAATGGCGGCGTATGTTTCGACAAACGCATTGGACGTTGTACCGTCGACGGCTTTGCGGTCCGTATCTTTCTTGTCGCTGCGGAACCAGCCGCCTTTTTGCGTCCAATTGGCATACTCGTTGCCAGTGAATCCGCTGCCCGACAGCGTCCCGGTGATACCCGTTTCCCCATACTTCTTGTCACCCATGCCGAAGGCGCGATTTGCCAGGCCACCGATCACGCCACCGATGGCGCCACCAATGGCCGCGCCGATAGGGCCGCCCATAAATGCACCAGCGACGGCGCCAATACCGGTACCGGCATTCACCGTGGCATTGCTGCCGTATTGGCCAGAGATCATCCTGCCACCCAGCACGCCAGCGGCGATGCCGGCGGCGGCCGTCACTGCTGCACCAGCATAGGCGCCGGCCGTAACGGCGCCCGCGCTGCCCACGCCGCCCGAGGCAGCGTACAGGCCGGCAGCGTCTGCCGCACCCACCAGCCCCGTGCTGCCCAGGCCTGCGCCAAAGGCTTCGACGGCGGTGGAACCAAACAGCGTGTCCAGGCTGACTACACCGGTACCCAAGCCAGCAGTAATGCCTGCAAAGCGCTGTGTGGCGATGGTGTAAGCGGTTTTGGCACTTTGTGCCAGGCTAGCAATGCCACCCAGGCCGCCACCAGCCGCACCGCCAGTCAGGCCAAGGCCGCCAGCTGATGCCAGGCCAGCAACGCCGCTGCCCGACACTGATGCTCCGATGTTCAGGATCCACTTCTTGATCGTCATCTGGTACAGCAGGTCGAGCAAGCCGTTTTTCAGGGTGTCGCGCAAGCGGTCGAAGGCAGACTTGCCCGAATCGAAGATGGACACGAACGTATCGTGTGCAGTCGTATCGATCGATTCCCACATCTTGCGGTTGGCTTCGATCTCGGGCTTGGCCAGCTGGTTGCTGTACCAGGTCGAGTATTGTTCCTGCAGGCGCTTCTGGGCCTCGGTACCATCACCTGCCAAGGCAATGCGCTCTTGCCACATGGCGGCGTCTATTTTCAATAGCGCGGCAGCGCGCGCCTTTTCGTCAAACAGCGATTCGGCAGCAAAGCGGCGGTTCTCGTCGGCCAGCTGGGCGGCATAGCCCAGCGCCTTGGTCTGCGCCAGTGTGGCCTGCTCGACGCGTACGCGCACAGCCGCCTCTTCCGTCAGGCGCTTGATCTCATCCTCGGTAACCGTCTTACTGGCCAGTTTTTCCTGCAGCAGGAACTTTTCCAGCGCCGTCTGCTCGCGCACCGCCACCATGGCCAATTCACGTGCGTCGTTGGACTTGCCCATCATTTGGTATTCCACCGCCAACGCCGCCGCGGAGTCCTGGCGCGCAAGCGTGCTTTCCTGAATACGCGCGGATACGTCCTTTTCCGTGGCGCGGGCCTTGGCGATCTTTTCCTCAGCGGCCAGCTCGTCCAGCGCCGCGCGCGCCACCACCAGGTGCGCGTCAGCCAGTTTCAGCTTGCCTGTCTTGATTTCCTCTTCCAGCTTGATGCGCAGCTTCTGGCTCTCGGTCGCATCGACGTCGGTGGCGTTCTCCAGGCGCCCGGCCTCGATCTTCTCGCGGATGCTCGCGATCAGGGTGGCATAGGCCTGCTCTTCCTTCTTCATGCCAGCCGCCGCGCCCTTGTCGGCGTACTTCAAATTGATGCGACCCAGGATATCCGCGTACTGTTCAGCGTTCAAATTACGCGATTTCAGGTCGGCGATCTCGGCGGCGCGCTGCTCTTCACGGGTGGCGTAGGTCTTTTTCCACTCGTTATAGGCTTCAGCACCTGTGACTTTTGCAACATCGGCCGCGCCCTTGGTAGCTTTTGCTTGCTTTTCAATCAATTCGTTAATCTGTTTGTTCAACTCAATCCGCTTGAAAATCGCATCGTCGTTGCTGATTCCTGCAAAGTCACCGGTACGGGCATTGAGGTCGCCCATCCTTTTGGTTGCCGCCTCCAGTTGCTTGATGATGGGCAGTTCTTTTTCCGCCTGCTGATTGGTCAGGCCGAGATTTTTAAGCTGCAGCAGATTTTGCTGCTTATCGATCTGGGTATCAAGGGCCTTGATGATGTGGGCATGGGCCTCCTCAAAAGACTCGGCCGCTTGTTCGTTGGCTTCTTTGGCTTTGTTGCCAAAATGATGCCAGGCCAACGTCAGCGCCCCGATCAGCAGGATTGCCGCACCAAGTGGGCCGCCAAGAAATGCTGTGGCCGCGCTGAGACCTCGCATGGCGCCCGCCAGTACGCCGGTGGCCCCGGCGAGGCGCGCTTTTGCTGCCGCCTGCGTGGTATCCGCCACTGCAATCTGTTCGCTAATCCTTTTTTGTTGCACACCAAGGATGGCCAACTCTTTCAGCATGGCCGAACGGGCCGCTTCCGCTACAGCAAGTTCCGCCGTAGAAGTACGCAGCACCATCAAAGCGTAGCTCTGTGCGCCAGCGGCTTCTGCCGCAACGATAGCGGCCTGGGCCGCACGAATATTTGCCTGCGCTTGGGACAGGCGCGCAATGGCTTCCGCGCGCGCTTCAACTATCGCCACCTGCGTGACGGCAAGTTGCGCCACTTTCGCGTCGGCTGCTACTACATCAGCCTGCATTTGCGCCACCGTTGCGGCGCGCAGCGCAATGCTCGCCGAAACCTGCTGATACGTTTTAGTCACCCATGTTGTCAACCAGGTGCCGATCTGGTACGCAGTCAAAGTCTTGAGGATAATGACCAAGCCGCCCAAATTCTCAGAAAGAAATCGAATGGCACCAGTAATAAGCGCCACAGTACCGTTGGCCTGCGCCTGCATGCCGAAAAACTCCAGCATTTCATTCTTGAGAACAGTAAAGGCACCAGAGATCGTCTGGATATTCTTGCTTTCCTCGCGCAACGATTCCAGCGCCTTCGGCAGCACCGTGGCCATGATATTGGACGTGATCTGTCCCTCACCAGCCATTGCCTTGAGCGCGCCCACCGGCAAGCCCATGCCGTCAGCCAGCGCCTTCATCAGGCGCGGCGCCGCCTCGTTCACGGCGTTGAATTCCTCGCCCCGCAGCGTGCCAGAGGCGAATGCCTGCGACAGCTGCAGCTGGGCCGACGCCGACTCGGTCGCCGTCGCGCCGCTCACGCGCAGCGCCAGGTTGACGGTCTCGGTGATGGCAGCCACCTGCTTTTGCGTAGTGCCGAGTTCACGCGTGCCATTGGCAATTCGGGCATATAGCACCCCCGTGCTGGCCAGATCCTGCTGCGATGTTTTCGCGATCCGCTTCACCGCCTCATAGGAAGCGGCATAATCGGCAACCGACGTCGACGCCAGGCGAAGCTGCGCCGTGAACTTGGCGTATTCATCTGCCATCTTGATGATTTCGGCCAGTCCGGCGCCAATGCCGATGCCGGCCAGTGCCGTCTTCATGGCATTGGCGGCCGCGTTGATCTTGTCCTGGGTTTCCGTGACAGTACGGCGCGCCTGCGTCATATCGGCCTGCAGCCGGGCAATATCTGCCCGCAGGCGAATTTCAAGATCACCGACGATCATCGCGTATCCAATAAAAAAACCGCCTCGCGGGCGGCTGTAACTTAATAAAAAAGCCAGCATTTATGCTGGCTCAATCTGTGAAATCGTCTCTACTTTGCAGTTCGCACCCATTTCGTGCGGTCACACTCGGGGAGTTCTGTCTTTTCTCCCGTCCGCTGAGCCCTACTCGTTGCCAGCGTACAGTCGAGTGCATTGCTGTAATAATCAGTATCGGAAATGGGCAACTTAGGCATTGCACATTTATTGGCAGCCATCAGCTGTAAATTACTTTGAATGACACTCGCAGATGCCAGCTTTCGCATAAGTCTATTCGACTCGCGCGGAGCGCTATCATCAAAAGCCCCCGACGCACTATAGAACGCTAACTCCTTCACGCCAGACTCTACAGCGGAGCCTAGCGTATCGCATGCATTTTTTTGCTGCGCCAGGACAGATCCCGACGCAAAAATCATACCGAGAACGAAAAGTCTAATCATCTGCTCACCTCATTGTTTTTAAGAAGGCAATATTACACCAATGAAAACGAGCGGTATTTTTCGCTTACTGCAGGAATAGCTTCAGCGTCAACGCGAGTCCAGCGCATGCCGAGCCAATAGCAATTCCGATTGCGGCAATCACTGCAGCCGCAGCAAGGCGCTTACCCACAATCCCAGCATCTTTTTGGTTCATCGTTCCCTCCACCTTCATTTTGTTTTTCGGCGTATACTTCATGTATATTCACTTTCAAGTCGAGATTGAATGCTGAATTAAAAAAGCCCGAAACGTTTGCGCGTTCGGGCTTTTTGCTTTTTTGCTCTATGCAAGGAACAACTCCAGGGCGCGCGCTGCTGCGCGGTCATGGCTGACGCGCACGGCAACCGATCCACCCCACGGCGGCGGGCAATCCCTCTCGGTAGCGCGGTGCGATTCGGCCAAGTAGTCGACAGACAAGCGTCGCAGCAGGCGCGCCTCCCACGGTTCCAGTTCGAAGCCGCGCGCCGCTTGCCATGCGGCCATCTCGGCAAAGGTCACCGGCCCGGCGCCCATGCCGGCGGCAACGGTCGGCCCCAGCTCGTAGAGGTAGGCGATCAGGTATTCGCCCTCGTCGAACGGTGGCATTTCAATTTCTCCACCATCGCGCTCGATGCGCTCGCGGCGGGACAGCTTGGAGGCATCGGCGCGCGCGCCGGGCGCAGCCTCGGGCACGGCGCCAAGCCAGGCGCTGTGCCGCACGAACAGGCTTAGTTCGTCGCCGAGGCCTTCGTAAAATTTGCCCAGTCATTCAGGTGCGCATTGACCTGGGTGGCGATGAACCCGATGCTGGTATCGAGGTAGACGGCGCGGTGCAGCGCTTCGCCGCCCAGCTCGTCATAGCCGATGTTCTCGAACGAATGCGTCAGCGCAGTTAACGTGTCGGCGCTTTCCCGAGCCTTGTCGTCTGCCGACTGATCTTCCTTGCCTTTTTTCTTCAGGCGGGTGAACAGCTTGTTGTTATTGGCTGCCTGGACCTTGGCGAACTTCTTCGAGCCCGGGCCATACAGCGTGATGCGCATCGGCTTGTTCGTGTCGGGCTTGCCATCGGCGCCATCGGCATACATCAGCTCGTCATTGGCGTCTTTCAAGTGCAGGACGGCGGTTTCTTCTACTGCGAATTTACGGATATCCATGGTGTTGCCTTTCGAGGGAAATAAAAATGCCCGTGCCAAGCCCGCCCTCCCCTCGAAGGGCGAAGCGGACCAGGTCGGTACTGGGGTGGCCTGCGGCCGTGATGGTTGCCGCTTACGCGGTGAGGGTGTCGGTCTGGCGCAGCAGGGTAAAGGCGCCCTTGACGGTGTCGTTACTGGTGCCCAGGTTTTCGATGAACTTGGAAACCTGCGCCGTGAAGTAGCGCACGCCGCCGCCCTGTTTTTCCACCTTGAACGCGGGGACGGTGTAGTTGTTGGCCGCCGCTTCGATGATGATCTGGCCGGCGTCGTCTTCGACCCAGGCACATTCCATTTCGGCGTTCGGCAGCTTGTAGCTGCCTTTTTTCTCGCGGTCGTGCGCACTGCCCACCGTAGCCAGTGTGGAGGTGCTGTATTCGCGGCCTTTTACGCCGCCCACACTGGTGATGTCACCGACTTCGACCCAGGTGAGCGCCGCGAAGGCGGCCACCGTATTGTCTGCCGGCCGGGTCGCGCAGACAAACAACTTGGTGCCGGCGACTGTCTCAAAATCATTGGGGAATGCCATTTTGATACCTTTCAATAAAAAAGCCCGCACGCAGATTGCG